AACAAGACAAGAGAACCTCTCAAGAAAAAGAATTTGATGCTAACGACGTATTGTCTATGCTTATAGGACAATCACCACTCGTAAATTACAGTGTAGATGAAGCTAAACGATTTGGTTTTTATAAAAAAGGTTTTAAATGGTATAATTCTGAGGGTGAATATATTGGACAACAAATATACGATGAATCCGTTTCTAAAAAAGTAATTGTGTCGGATGCTATATCTCCCACCGTATATATGAAAAAAGCGGAAAAGATCAAAGATTTAATACATCCCGATCTTTTAAAAAAGCTTGATTTCTTAAAATCAGCAGATAAAACAAAACGAACTCAAATATTTGAAACAATTCCTATATTAACCGCTTTTGGTATTACAGAGTTTGAAAATCTCCAAACAGGAGGAGACTATATTGATTACGCAATAGGTTTTTTAAACGATTGGGGTAAGTTGAGATCAAAACTTGAAACGATACAAAATCCTAAAGCAAAAGAAGAAAACTTAAAAATATATGAGTTAGTAGACAAAGATTTAAAAAATATAGGAGGTGAAGGTGTAACTCTGGCGGAACTTGGTACCCCTAGCGATTTTATACACAAATCTATACGAACATTTTATGATGCAGCTAACGTATACAATAATAAATTTTTAAAAGGACAAAAAGAAACAAAAGAAAATACAGCTGATATCATTTTAATATATGGAGGAAAATCCAACGATGTTATAACTGCTTTGAAAAATGGTCAAATAGAAGACACGGATGTAGATTCAATGGCGAAAATTAAAGATAAAAATATAAAATTTGCTTTAATTAGTTTAAAGGCCGGTACTGCTCGTTTGGGACACGTATTAACACAATTGGCACAATATGTAGGTCAAACTCTGTCAGCACAGCCATCGTCTGAGAAATTGAACGAAGGTATAATTGACACAATTTCAAATAGCATAAAAACCGCTATAGATAAAATAAAAAATATTCCTGATATCGTTAAAAACTATTATGAATCTTTTATAAAATCTATAAATCCATTTACCAACAAAATACACAACTTCTTTTTTAAAGAACTCAACGTTGATGTAACTCAAATTGAATCTACTGCGTTTAAAAAACTAGAAAGTTTAGAAAATGAAATTGAAAAAGAAATAGGATCGCTAAATGAAGACGTTGAAAAATGTGATGATGCTCATGCGTTATATACAGGAACAATTGATAAAAATCTAAAATCGTTCAAAACTGTACTACAGTCTAATGTGGAAGATATATCACTTTTAAACAAAATAATAGAATTGTCAAACAATCAAATATTGATTGAATTTTTTCCTATCAGTATAGAAAAACTGGAAATGGAACAAATTAAAAATCTTAAAAAATCTATTGTATATACTATAGACCAAATACAAAAGGATTATAGTATTAACGACTGCTTAGAAAGAGATACACTAAGACCTATATTTAAATACAGAGCTAATGTTTTAGCTTTAAAATATATTGATCTCATAATGAATAATGTGCTTAAAGATGTCAATACATCTAATCCAAATCTAATACGAGACGAATTTATTAAACTTTCAAGCTTGTTATCATCTGAAGCTGTATTTGGTACAAATGTTAGTTTGCCTCTGATTAAATTTACCGGTAAAAAAATAGAAAAACTAAAATATAAGAGCAATTTTAAATTAGAACTACCTGAAAAGTATAAAGATATAAAATTGGGAAAGATTCGTATCAATGTAGTACCGGATGAGGGTTATTTAACTGTAAATTTATATTTGTTTATAGGTATCACAATGAAAGATGACATCGCGACACCTACATATGCCAACTATTTAATGGATAGTAGCAGTGGAAGCAAATTTACATTCAAAGTTGAAGGGCAGAAAGTAGTGGAAAAATTATGATAACACAAAAGCAATTGCTTTGTACATTTTCAAATAACGTTCAATATACAGAGACACTAAAAGAAATTAACAAACAGTACCATTTAATAGATGGTAAAATTTTTGTATTTGCTAACGAAAAAAATTTAAGAGAACTTTATTTAACATTTAACGTTGTAAAAAAAGAAGAAATTCGTAGATATAAAGGTACCATAAGCATACATCGTAAAAAACAAACAAATACGTTATACACATTAAACGCCATGAATCGTTTAATTGAAGATGAGAATAATGGTGTATTTGACAAAAATTTTCAATTAAATTGGAACAATTATAAAAATTCAATTATTTTAACAAATGAAATAGGAGTTAAAATTGTTTCATTAAAATTATTTTCTGTGTTTGATGTTTGATAGTTATTTATAACTTGATTTTGACATATACACGTTGTATGATCAAATCAAGTTGGTTATCTGAGTCGTGTGACTCAAAATAATTAACTAATTAAACAATTAAACAATTAAATAAATTATGGCATTAGATATTAGTAAGCTAAAGAGTCGTTTGAACTCTCTTTCAAACACAAATCAAAAATCCAACCTTATTTGGAAACCCAAGCCAGGCAAACAAGTCGTTCGTATTGTACCTTATAAGTACGTTCCTGAGAATCCCTTCATTGAGCTAAAGTTTCACTACAATCTCAATAACAAGACTTATCTATCTCCCGATAGTTTCGGTCGTCCAGATCCAATCGTTGAGTTTAGTAATCGTTTGAAGAAGACTGGTTCTAAGGAAGATTGGCAGATGGGTCGCAAGATGGAACCAAAGATGCGTACATTTGCGCCGGTAATCGTTCGTGGCGAAGAACATGAAGGTGTAAAGTTCTGGGGATTTGGTAAGCAAGTATATCAGGAACTTCTATCTATTATCAGCGATCCTGATTTTGGTGATATTACTGATCTAACCAGTGGTCGTGACATCGTTGTTGAATTCAAGACTGCTGAAGGTGGCGCTAGTTTCCCAGAAACCAGCATTCGTGTTAAGCCAAATGTAAGTGTTGCTATTGATCCAAAGAATACTCAGTTGCTTGATGCTCTAAAGGCACAAGTTAACATTCTGGATCTATTCCCAGAACTTTCTTATGATGAACTCAAGGAAGTGATGGATAAGTGGTTGAATCCAGAAACAACATCGGATTCTTCTGTTCCAACAGAAACAGCTGCTTCTGCCGATGATGATGAAGCTCCAGTTGCAACACCAGCTAAGGCTACTGTAGCTACAGCTCCAGCTTCACCAACTGCTGCTAAAGCAAAGGGTAAGGATAGTGTAGAACAAGCATTTGATGACTTGTTTAACTCCTAAAAAATAAAAATAAGCCGGTGGAGTTTTTATACCCCACCGGCTTTCTAGTTATATACGTTATGGCAAAAAAAAGTGTTAGTAAAGATACGGGTCAACGTGACGAGCTTATCGAAATGTTGGCAAATGAATTAAATAAAGCAAATAAAGACGGTGGAAAGATTGCTCATTTTCTAGATGAACAAGACAATCCATCTGAAATCACGGATTGGATTAGCACTGGTTCTTCTATTTTGGATTTGGCGATTAGTAATCGTCCTCACGGCGGATTACCAGTTGGTAAAATGGTAGAATTTAACGGCCTCGAAGGTACTGGTAAAAGTTTGCTATCCGCACACGTTGTTGCCGACACTCAGAAGAAAGGTGGAGTTGCAGTAGTAATTGATACTGAAAATGCAGCTGCTCCTGAATTCTGGAGAAGTTTGGGTGTAGATCTATCCAAGTTACTATATGTTCAATGTGAAACCGTTGAAGATATTTTTGCTCAGATGGAACGAATGATTGCTATTGTTCGTAAGAGCAACAAAGATCGTATTCTAACAATTATCGTTGATTCTGTAGCAGCGGCATCAACCAAGGTAGAACTTGAAAGTGACCACGGTAAAGATGGTTATGCTACGGGTAAATCAATTATTATCAGTAAAGCAATGCGTAAGATTACCACTATGATTGGTCGTCAGAAGGTTCTTACTGTATTCACCAACCAATTGCGTCAGAATCTAAATGCTATGGCATTTGGTGACAAGTATGTAGTAAGTGGTGGTAAGGCACTTGCTTATCACTGTAGTGTTCGTGTTCGTTTGAATAATACTGGTAAACTCAAAAAGGGTGAAGAGATTATTGGAAACGAATGCAAAGCAGTTGTTGTGAAGAATCGTATGGGTCCACCACAACGTCAAGCTAGTTTCGATATTTATTTTGATTCTGGAATTGCAGATTATGGTTCTTGGATCAAGGTATTGAAGGAAAATAACTTGGTGAAGCAAGGTGGTGCTTATTATACATATAAGAAGACCGATGGCAGTGAATGGAAGTTCCAATCCAAAGACTTTGTAAACATTATGCAAAGTGACAAGGAATTGAGTGAAGAAATTTACTTGAAGATTTGTGACGCTGTAATTATGAAATACAAAGATCCTAATAGTCAAATCATTGACGATGCTGTAGTTGAAACAGAAGAAACTGCAGGCAACGAGGAATAAAACACATTGATAGGATGTTTTTCCGCATTGCCTACTATTTATTAGTATGGATAACAATGCGGAAAAACTTTTTTTTGAAGATCAATCTGAACGATTATATCAAATCTTTATAAAAGATGAATCGATATGTGGATTTGCTTCTTTATTTAAACTAAATAAAATTGGTAGCAAAATCGGATCAAAAATAAAAAAATATTTATATGATAAATATGGTGAAACTTATTTGAAAAAAATAAGTGCTGTTAGAACGTCTAAAGTTGCTCATCAAAAAAGATCCAAAGATAGTTATTTTATTTCTTCGGAAAGAAGACAAAAAATGTCTGTTGGTATTAAAAAATATTATAAAAATAATCAGTCCGCTAAATCTAGATGTAGGGATTTAATGATTAAACATTGTTTACCAAAGTGTCAAACAATTGAGAGTAAAATAAAACGAGTAAAAAGTAGAGACTGGTATAAACCCAGTGAAGACACTAAACAAAAAATGTCGCAATCACAACTTGGAAAGCCATTAACAGAAGAACATAAGTTAAAATTAAGAAAACCAAAGAAAGCCAAACGATCTAATTTTAGACATACTATTGAAACAAAACACAAATTATCGTTAATTACTAAAAATCAGTGGAAAAGTGGAATTCATAAACCAATTTTTAAATCTAAAGGCCAGCAGGAAGTAATTAGATTGTTAAAAGAACAAGGATATTCAATTCAAGATGAATATGTTGTTGGGGGGAAGCCATACGATGTGTTTGTAAAAGAAAAAAATTTATTAATAGAATTTAATGGTACTTATTGGCACAGAGATCCTAGATTTTTTACATCGTCCGATGAAGTTATTAAAATATGGGAAAAAGATAAAAATAAAATGTTGATTGCTGAATCGAATGGGTATATAATAAAAGTTATATGGCAACATGACTGGGAACAATGTAAAGACAAAAATATATACATTAAAAAACTATTAAATGAGCAACTTTGACAACAAAGAAATGAAGAAATTATTTTCTTTATTTCAAAACATAGAAAGCGATTCCGTCACCGGAGGACTTAAAAAATCACTTAATAGTGATGTCCTTTTGGTTGACGGATTGTAGTGAATACTTACATTAGAAGTTTTATGGCCATTCCTTCTCTCAATGAGGATGGATTACATACAGGTGGTATTGCTGGTTTTTTGAAAAGCATTGGGTATGCAATTAAATTACTTTCTCCTACCCGAGTTATTATTGTATTTGATGGTAAAGGTGGTAGTCAGAAACGCAGAAAGATTTATCCAGCGTACAAAAATGGTAGAAAGACAGATATTAGACTCAATCGTAATTACGAAGAACTATCGTCATCTGAAATAGAATCTGTAAATTTTAAAAAAGAATTAATTCGTACTATAAATTATTTAGATACATTGCCTGTTACTGTAATGGCGATTGATCAAATAGAAGCAGACGATACAATTGCTTATTTAGCTACAGAAACTTTTAAGGACAGTAATGTAACAATTATGTCCACTGATAAAGACTTTTTACAATTGGCAAACGATAAAGTCAAAATTTGGAGTCCTGTCAAAAAGAGAATTTTTGGTTGTAAAGAAATCTTGGATGAATATGGTGTTACATGCAGCAACTATATCTTGTATAGAGTTATGGAAGGTGATGTAAGTGATAATATACCTGGTTTAGATGGTGTAGGTTTAAAACGTGTAGTAAAATCATTTCCTTTCTTATCAGAAGAACGTCAATATGATCTGAATGAGATTTACAATTACGCGGAGAATAACAAGAGTAAATATAAAGTATATCAGACTGTATTAGACAACAAGTTATTACTTGAACGTAATTATAGTTTGATGCAGTTGAAAGATACGCAAGTGCAATCATTTACCCAGTTACGTATAGAAGAAATTATAAAATCTCCTGTACGTAGAATTGATAAAATGAGCTTTTCTAAATTAATCACAGAGGACAAAATGTGGAATAATATCCCCAATTATCACATTTGGCTCAATGAATGTTTCGGTAAATTAAATAGTTTCGTAGAATAAAAAATATCGGTTAATAAAAGTTGAAGGCCACTTAATTCAGTGGTATAGTAGAGTTATCTTATGGAAAACAAAAAAGCAATTGATTCATTAACAAAATACGGTCGTGACTTCCAAATCAAGTGTATTTCGTGCTTAATATCTGATCGTTCATTTATTGAACGTATTAACGATATTATCGAAGTAGATTTCTTTGAAAGTGATGCAAACAAGTGGGTTGTAAAAGAAAGTATTAAATACTTTAACGAGTATAAAGATCTACCAACCTTAACCGTATTTAAAATTAAAGTTGATGAAGTAAATGATGAGCTTCTCAAACGAAGTATCGTAGACAATCTAAAGTTAGTTTACCAAAAGGTAAGCGACAATGATTTGAAGTTTGTCAAAGAACAGTTCTTGGAATTCTGCAAAAATCAGAAACTAAAGAATGCTATTATTGAAAGTGCAGACCTATTGGCACTTGGTCAATATGAAAAGATCAAGAATGTAGTTGATCACGCAATGAAAGCTGGTATGGAACGTAATATCGGCCACGATTATACTGAAGACGTTGAAAAACGTATGAGTGTAATGAGTCGTAATTGTGTCAAGACCAATTGGACTGAAATTGATACTATTATGGACGGCGGATTAGCAGCTGGTGAATTGGGTATTATTACAGCTTGTGCAGGTAGCGGTAAGAGTTGGGTACTATCTAAGTTAGGAGCTGAAGCTATGAAACAAGGTAAGAACGTAGTTCACTTCACTCTAGAATTGAATGAAAACTATGTGGGTCTTCGTTATGATGCTTGTTTTACTGGAATTGATTTCCAGAACATTCGTAACAACGTAGACATCGTAAAGCAGAAGATTGCTGATGTGCCTGGCAAGTTGAAGATCAAGTACTTTCCAATTAAAACTGTAAGTGCTTATAGTCTTAAGGCTCATTGTGAACGATTGGCAGTACTAGGCACCAAAGTTGATATGATTATTGTTGACTATGCTGATATTCTACGTCCCTCACAGAGTGAACGTAATAGCAATAGTTATAGTGAAGCTGGTGGTATTTATGAAGAACTTCGTGGTGTAGCTGGTGAATTACAAGTTCCTATTTGGAGTGCTTCACAGAGTAATCGTGCTGCTATGGATGAAGAT